GACTAACTTTACTGGATAGTGTTTGAGAATATTTTGTGACAACATCTAGATAGATGAAGTCACTGTTTTTATTTTTTAATATAATCAACCTGAGTCTCCTAAGTTATCATTAGTTTGTCGTAGTTGGGCTTGAACGTCATTTGCGTCATTGACTCCCGCGGTGACTTCCTCCCTATCTGGGTTGCCCGTAAAGTAGATGTTCTGCGTCAAAGGTGGTATGTCTTCCCTTGGGGTCAAAGGTTTTAGCGGAGTAAGTCCGTCTCTTATAGAAGTTTCATTATTTCCCTGCTGAGCGGAAACAAGATTCTCTCTCATGCTTTTTGTTTTTTCTGAGGGTGTTAGTAGATTACCTAGCCAGTTTGCTCCCATAGCATACTGCTTAAGTATTGGAGGCATGTTATTAACATTCATGATGGAGTCAATCTCTTTCTTGACCCCAGCGTTTCCACCAAACACTTGTTGGTATACACGACTACCGTAACTTTTACCAAACCAATCCTGATCTTGCTTTCCTTTAAGCAATCTATTTCTTTCCTGTGGGCTACTTGCCGAGCTAATCCTACTCTCGTAGTCTATCTGAGCTTTCGTCTTGCCACCGAGCATTACGTTAAGATCATCTAGTAACCTTATTGTCCCTCTTAAGAAATCGTTCAGCGTTGTATCAAATGATCCAAATAGTCCCTCACCAACCAACTGACCTAGATCGACGAAGCGATCAAAAACAGTACCTAACAGTGTAAACAATGATTCAAAAACACCGAAGATATTACTCTTAGTGAGATCTTCATCATCGCCAAGTAAATGACCAATCAAACTATCTCGACCTGTCAGATACCCTGTGAAGTCTTCAAGTAGCAGTAGTACGGCACCAATTACAGTCATCGCTCTAGTGAAGGGTAACGCAAGTAATGTAGCGACAGCACCAAGAGCAAGTACATCACCCTTAGCCATTCCAATGCTGTTTGAAAGGCTTTCAATTAATGTCGATAGATCCGAAAGAAGACCTAGAGGTAGTCTAAGGAGGATACCAACATACTTCCAAGCTTCACCAAAAGCTTGTACCAAAGGAGTCATATCTTTAAAGAATGAAGCCATTGTTTTAAACAAACTAGCCTGACCTTTTTCAAAGCCAGCCGCAGAGAAAACCTTAACCATATCGTTAAATACGTTAGCCAGTCTTCCTTGCTCCGCAGATGAGTCTTTCATAGACTCTGCAAGAGCGCCACCTACACGAGCCTTCTCACTAAGCAATCTAGCGAACTCTGGTAGAGCTTCTAGAGAATTAACCTCACCGGCATCCATCATATCAAAAAGCTTATCAGTGTCGCCACCAGAAACCGCTTCGGCCATGATCTGGATAGCAGCAGGGAACTTCTCACCCAATTGCATTTTAAGTTCTTCTGAGTATACCTGACCTTTGTTAAGCATCTGCTCAACAGCTCTCATTGAGCCTTTCATGTCTTCGTCGCTCAAGCCCATAACACGGCTGTATTCAGCCATGCCTGTGAAGACACCTTGAACGCCATCTGTAGACATACCTGCCGTTGTACCAGCAGCAGCCATTTTAAGGTAAGGGTCTGCTTGGCTTCTGTAGTCAAAACCAATTCTGTTACCTAGATCTTTAACAAATCCCAACTGTTCTTGACCCTGCTCCTTTCCTTGGAAAACTGCTGTAGCCGCTCTTTCCTGACCAATTAACTGTTGGTTTACTTGGTTAAGTTTACTAACACCAAAAACACCAGCAACGGCAGGGAGTGCTGCCCCACGCATAGCACTCCCAGCACCAGCACCAGCACCAGCAGCAAAACCTACACGGCCTCCTGCACCACCAGCACCTCCTGCGCCTCGCATACCATCTCGGTTTGCACCAGTCCTAACACGAATCCTCGTGTTATTCTCAACGTATCGAATAGCATCTTTCATTTCACGGAGAAGTGCGCTTCTGTCTACAACAAAATTACTTAAAGTTATTTCAGGAGCAATACCACGCCCACTTGCAACTCTCATACGAGCTTTTAAAGCTTTATTAAGTCTGGTGTTGAAGTCTGCACTGAAACCAAAGCGAGATATAATTACCTTACTTCTTGAAAGAGACTCTATACCAGTGCGGTTTATAGCAGTCCTGACACGCACTGTTGTGCTGTTTTCAACATGTCTAACCGCATTCTTTACTTGTCGAAGAAGTCCGTCCTTGTTTATAACAAAATTTCTTAAAGTTATCTCAGGAGCAATACCCTTACCACCTGCTACCTTCATCCTAGCTTTTAAAGCTCTGTGTAGTCTGGTGTTGAAGTCTGCACTGAAACCAAAGCGAGATATAATTACCTTACTTCTTGAAAGAGACTCTATACCAGTGCGGTTTATAGCAGTCCTGACACGCACTGTTGTGCTGTTTTCAACATGTCTAACCGCATTCTTTACTTGTCGAAGAAGTCCGTCCTTGTTTATAACAAAATTTCTTAAAGTTATCTCAGGAGCAATACCACGCCCACTTGCAACTCTCATACGAGCTTTTAAAGCTTTATGGAGTCTTGTGTTAAAGTCTGCACTAAAACCAAAGCGAGAAATAAGAACTTTACTGTTAGATAAGGATTGCATACCAGTGCGGTTTATCGCAGTCCTGATACGCATTGTTGTGCTGTTTTCAGCATGTCTGGTGGCACTATGGACTTGACGAAGAAGCGCCGTCTTGTCTACAACAAACCTACTTAAAGTTATCTCCGGAGCTACTCCCTTACCACTTGCAACCTTCATACGAGCTTTTAAGGCTTTATGTAGTCTGGTATTGAAGTCTGCACTAAAACTAAAGCGAGAAATGTTTACCCTGATATTGGATAAAGATTTCTCACTCATTTTTCTAGCTCTAGCTTCTAGTATATTTAGTTGTTTATCAACTTTTGCTATGTCGGCTTGATTTATTTTAAAACCAAACGTAGCAAAGAACTCAGCCATTTGACCAGCAGCCATGATGTTACCTCTTCTTCTTTTCTAATTCTTGTAGTCTACGACTCTCAGCTTGCATTGTTCTTTGGACATCAACAATTTCAAGCATGTTGTAAAAGTCTGTAATACTGTAGGTAGTTTGTAACTCGTGCAGGGTACATAGCTTAGGCTCAAAAAGGAGTAGAGACATTACCCGAGGATCTTGGGAAAAGCCTTCTGCTACCTCCTTCTCTACCTTGCTGGCTGGCTCAGAAGATTCTTTTACGTTTCTTCTGAACCTAGCATCGTAAAAACAGAGCCAAAGTTGAATAACACAATTTCCTTAAGCAGTTGGAAGAGTTCCATGTACTTGCCAGCAAAATCGTTATCAAAGTTAATTGCTACGCTATTCTTTGTAGCTCCACGACTTACCATAGCTTCAATCATACGCTCATCGACTTTGTCAATGTTCTCTGCAAGTTTACTCATTGCAATTGAAATGGCGTTTGACTCGTCTTCAACACCTGCTTTTGAAATCTCAGACAGTGCTGGTAGGATTACTTGAGCAAGAGCTTTCTGATATTTGAGACCTTCGATGGCACCAAATTGGTTTAGAATATAATCGTTACCGTTTACTGTAACTTCTTTTTGTTCGCGCATATTTATTTCCTCACATTTTTAATTTAGAAGTTGTCTATAGCAGCAGAAAAAGCATTCCCGCCCAACTTAGCGTTACCACCAACCCGGAAAAGATCGGTTGACAAGCACACTATTGTCCAGCTACGATACACAATATCCCCTGAATAGTCTGTTTCTGGATAGCCTTCTATAAAAGCTTCCCTACTTACTATCTTACTACTCCCAAGCCCATCTGTCAAGTTTAATGTGAGCCTTGCGGAGTTTGTTCTTATGTCTTCTTCTAGAATTTGCGTCAAAACGTCATTTACTAGGGACGTTTGGATAATGTTCACAACAACAGAGCAAGACGAGTCTCTGTTTCTTTGTCTGCTGTTCTTCCCACGAATACCTTTTATTAGGGAGAAGGCAGGCGAGTTTCTTGAAATAGATATCTTTTCAAAACCTGTAATTCTATACCCAGAAATTTCAAGACCAATTTCGGATGGGCTGTATGTGTTTACTTCAAAAGCCATTTGACTCTCCTAAGTTAGACTGGTTACAAAGCACCTAGTGTGACGGTGGCTAGATCTTGGAGAGCACTGCTTGCGCCCTCGTTTCCACCAAAGTTAGTAACACAGTTGGTTGCCTGTAGCACCCAAGTTCTTGTTGTCACATCCTCAGAAAACGCTAAGTCAGGAACTTCTTTAACCCAACTAGTTGGTGCTAAGAATAAGCTCGTACCTGATCCATCTTTTACAAACAAGGGAAATTTTCCGTACTGAGTCAAGGAGTCTCCTAAGACTACAGCATTAAGAAGATCGTTTGTTGGGCTTGTTGAGGCTAGGTTTAGTGTTACTGTGTAAGTGTCGTCTTTGGTAAAAGTTCTTGCAACTTGTCCATCAGATGTTCTTGTTGTCTTGTAAGGTTGTACGTCTTTGGAAATACTTATGAAAGAACCTTCCATAAAACCATCAACTTGATAGAAACCTGCAAGCAGAACTGCTACGTCAGTTGGCGAATAACTTCTTATTGACATATTTTATTTCTCCAATAAAAAAAAAGGAAGGAAGCAGTTGCCCCCCTCCTTTTAGGAAATTGAGCTATTACGCTCTCCATTTGTCCTCAACAACACCACCAAGTTGCTCGAAAGATGCAGCATCTTCAGGTGTGAAGTTGGCGTTACCACCAAAGGTAGCAGTTAGACGAACTGCTTGTACCGACCATTCACGTAGTTGCATCGTGTTACCAAACGAGGCGTCAGGTATAACCGAAATGAAAGCTTCTTCAGCAAAGAACAGGCTTCGACCTGAGTTATCTTTTACTGTGATAGAAAACAAACCAGAAGAGTCTCTACTTGCTCTGTCATTCTCATAGAGTTGAGAGAGTATGTCGTTGCTGTTTGAGGTTTGTTGTAGAGGCAACGTGATCATAGCAGATGTGTTGGCTTGGTAGACACGAGAGTTTGTATCATCAGCACCAGTGTACAGACTGTATGTATCGCTGTTTTTCTCTACCGTTACAATGCTATCCTCAGAGAAACCACTCACAATGTGTGAGAAGGTTCCTTGAGAGATAACTACCGTAACGTCTTGTGGACTAAAGGTAGATGTATATTGACTAGCCATTTTTGGCTCCT